ATGAGTTACCAACAACAAATTAAATCACGGTGCAAGACACCTCGCAAAAAAGACTTAATACTTTTTTGGGCATTCAAGAAAATATTCTTAAATGTCAATACATCCGAACTAAGGGAAACTTTGACTGATGATGAATAAAGAAAACGCAAAAATACTCTGGGAGTGGAAGGGTGAAGAAGAATTTTCCGAAACCAGAGAACGAATATTTAATGCCAAAAAGACCATTCAGAAACTGGCAAATAAGTGCCAATCTGGAAAGGGTGATACCCTAAAACAATTGGAAGCAATTAATATTCTTAGCGGAGATTTGGTGATACAAATCAAATACCTAAAGGAAATTAGAGGCATAAAAGACATTGCAACTTTATGACACAGGATATTTTTATTTAGTGCTTGCTTTATATAATAATTAATATTATTGTTTTAATCATGAATGACAGGGAAACTTATTTACGCAAGGCAACAGAAAGGTTGTCCAAATCATTATTCACGAAAAACGGTCAGACCGTTCCTGCTGATGTTAGAGTGTCATGCTCTTTACCAAGCAAAGGTGCATTCACTCAACGCAAACGCAGAATTGGTGAGTGCTATTCAAGGTCATGCTCAACCGCAGGAGTAAACGAGGTTTTCGTTAGTCCAACAGTTGATAATTCAATCAAAGTGCTTGGCATATTGATTCACGAATTATGTCATGCGATTGACGATTGCCAGTCTGGTCATGGTAAAGCCTTTACTGATATTGCTCGTGCAGTTGGACTTGAGGGTAAACCTACCGAATGCACCGCAGTGGAAGGCACACCACTTTACGACTTACTTGTAAAGTATGTAAAGCGTTACGGTGATTATCCTCACAAGAAAATCGACATTTCCAGTGGTCATAAAAAGCAAACCACTCGTCAGATTAAAATCGAATGTGAGTGCGGATTTAAGGTTCGTGCCTCTCGTAAAGTTATCGATGAAATCGATCACGAACACTTTCAATGTTGGTCATGCGGATCAACAGAACTAACCATCAATTAATATGAACCCAGACACAATCCTAGCAATTGCGTTCGCATCAGAGGTGATTTTTCTCCTCTGGTGTGTTCGCTCAGAACTATTATGATCGAAACAAATCACAGTCTTAAAGACGAAGAAAATTACATTGAGTACCGCAGACAAGCGGAGAAAGAAATTAACGCAAAGCTTCCAGAAGATTCCCAAGTAGAGGAAAAATCACTGGCAGATATCATAATTGAGTTGAAGGCAACGGCACAATATTTGAAGGATTTAATTAATGAGTGAGGATGACTTAATAGAAGAGGTAGCAGGACGATTTTTGGATATACTGGGCTTGCCCATATCGGCATCTGGTGAGCAAACTGAAGATGCCCTAGTTCATCACGCAATGGAAGGTAAGCTAATTTATATAAATTGTAATACAAAAGTAATTTGTAGCTTGCCTAATCCAATAATTAAAACCAAGATTAACTCCAATGAGCGAATCTAAAAAAATTGAAGATGAAGGCAGGTGGGGTGGAAAGCGAAGCAATCAATCTGGTAGACCAAAAATGCCAGAGGAGTTTAAAAGAACTCAACTGACCACAACAATTGCACAAGAAACAAAGCACTGGTTATTAAGTCAACCAGAAGGTGTGGGCAGAACCATCGACATGATGGTTGTCAAGGCTAAATCACAGAAATAATTTGACTCCTTTTTCTTCTGTTACTCCCCTTGGGGAATGGCAGGAGATGAACCGAAAAAAGCCTTATTGAGGCGAGGAGAGGTTATGGAGTGGTTGGGTTTAGCCGATCACGAAATGACTGCATGGGTCAAAGAGGGTGTTATAATCCCTAGATATTTGCGGAAGGGTGCGAGGGCATTTTTCGTCCGCAAAGATATTGAAAAATTATTGGAGAGTGGGGTTCAAGCATGAACCAGTACGACTCCGATAAAAATAAGGTATCTAATGAACCAGATATTGATGCCTTGCAGTCTGAGCTTTCTGACATCTTGGAGGATGCAGGTAGGAATCTTCGCAGGAGAGATGACTTTGAGGATGTCCGCTATTGTCGATGGGAAGGTCAGTCGGACGATGGTCGCAAGCATGAAGAGCACTTAGGTCACCGTCCTACACCGTGGGAGAATGCCAGTGACATCCAGATTCGATTAGCAGACCGTTTGATTAATGAGCACATCCATATGGTGACCGAAGCATTCTTTCGGTCTAATATGAATGTGTCTGGAGTTGAGACCAGTGACACCAAAAAAGCCTCTTATTGGAGGGATACACTTTCATATTTCTTAGAGCAGAGAATGCTCCCAGAACTTCGTAGAGAAGTAGAATTACTTGCCCAAGAAATGTTTTCTGGTTCACCTGCAATTGGAATTTTGGGAGTCTACTGGCAACAGGAAGTAATCATGCGGATGAAGAAATTTAGCATCCAAGATGTGATTATGATGGTGCAGGAAGCAGGTGGGCAGGAGCAGGATGTTGAAGAATTAATAACTCTTCTTAGAGACCCAGACATGGAAGAACAAGCACTGGCAATAATGGGTCAAGTTTTTGCAGGAGTTAAACCAAAGGTACTTAAAAAGGGATTAAAAGAATTTCGTGAAACTGGGGAGACAAAATTACCTGCACCGACTCAACATGAGAATCGTCCTAGATTTGTAGCACATAAGCTATACGATGATATTTTTGTTGATGCGAATTGCACAGAAATTGACCGTGCTCGTGTTATCATGCGAAGGGAATGGTTGAGTGAAACTGAACTTCGTGAAAAAATTATTACCGAGGGATACGATGAATCTTTTGTCGAGGAAGTTTTAGAAAAAGCGGAAGGAGTTTCTGGAGTAGCGGAATACGATTATCGAAATCCCATCCAGATCGGAGTAAATGTTTTGGGTAAGGGAGTCGAGGGAGACTTCGATGGTCTCTATGAAATCTTTACCGCATATCAAAGACAGTACGATGAGGACACGAATGTCCCTGCGATTTATTGCACCGCATTTTCAAGTCATGTGCAGGGTAATTACGGTAAGCACGAAATGCTTGAGTACGGTCATAACCAAATGCCCTTTGTTCTATTTTCTCGTGAACGATTATCACGATCCATTTTTGACTCCAGAGGAATCCCAGAATTAGTTGCCACGAACCAATATGAAGCGAAGGTACAACGAGATTTAAGGAACGATGCGAGTCAAATTAGTGTCATACCACCACTCTTAGTTAATGCTCGCAGAGGAGGTTTGAATTTACTTGTCGCACCTGCATCACAGATGACAATTACTCGTCCAGATGACATCCAGTGGTTGAATCCACCAGTGCCATCGCAGGGGAGTATTGAAGCAGAACAGGCAACCATCATGGATGCGGAAAGGTACTTTGGTAATCCAGAGAAACCAGAGGCAAAACAACTATACCAACAGTGCATGGTCAATCGTTGGTTGGACTCATGGAGAGAGGCTTTATCGCAAGCTTTAAGTCTTTGCCAACAGTATCTGCCTCCAGAATTTGTAGCACGATTAACAGGTGGTGCGGTGGAAGAAATTGCGGTTCAGCAAGATGACATTGCAGGGCGATATGACCTCTCCTTGAGGTTTTCTGTTGATGTCCTTAATCAAGAGTTCATGGAGAAAAAATTAGATGCGGTAACTAAGCTTACCCAGTTCGATGTTACTGGTGCATTAGACCGTTCTAAGCTACTTGAAATCATTGCGGAATCAATTGATCCAATGCTCGCAAAACAAGTGGTCATGGACAAGCAGAGTGCCTCGCAAAAAGAAATTGAGGATGAGCAATTGAGTTGGGTAAGAATAATGAATGAAATCGAACCACCACCAAAAGAAGGTGTGAATTTTGAACTTCGTTCTCAAGTGGCTCAACAGATTTTACAATCGTCTCAAGAACTTCAACAGAAGATGGCAGAAAAACCACTCGTAAAGCAACTAGCAGACAACCGAATGAAATATTTACAGTTCGGAATTTCCCAACAAGAGAATGCACAAATTGGAAGAGTTGGAGTGAAACCAGTAATGGGAGGACAACAATGATCGGACTGTTTAAACGCAGAGCAACTCTGGTGAAATATCCAGAACCAATGAAAGCTGAAGATGTCAGTAGAATATTTTCAGAGTACGGTGAGGACTCAAAAATCTGGC